CCATTTGTATATTGATTTACATAATTTACATAAATTATATAATAATACATTAAAAATGGTATAAAACCTAGAAGCACTCCAATCAAAACTGGGATAATTTTCATTTCACCCAAATAACCAAAAAGTAACATTAACCAATTCAATAACACTACAGGTATAAAAATATTTGCGTTTTCTTTCACAAGTGCAAAAAAATCGAGTTCGGTTGTTTTATTTTCTAGACTTTTATTCAAATAAATTAAATATAACATTAATGTTATTAGCATTGTTGGAGTTGTAATAGCCCAATCTATATATCTTTTGGGCGTAACATTTAATACCTTGGTAAAATTATAAGCTAACCAAAAATAAAACGTTCCTTCAAGAAACTGTACAATTAATTCTAAAATTAACAGCTGTCTTATTAGCAAATAAATATTTGGAACTTTCACAAAAAATGCCGACAGTTCTATTATGCCTGTTATTATTTGAACAATAATTGAAATTACTAATGTAACATAAAATACATATTTTGCATTCATATATTATTTAATTATTTTAGTTTTTATAGATTATTTGTTCTGCACAACTATCTTCATGATTTATTACAATAATATCTCTTACGTTCTTATTCAAAAAAGGCATTAGCATTTTGTGTGTTATTGTAATATAAAATGTTGGATTTATTATAATTATTTTTTGAGATTTTTACTAAATTTATTTGAAATTAATTTTGCTAGTTCTATAGCAACGTCAGTTTGCATTGCGTGTTTCATAGTAAAATCTAAACTATCACATATCCAAACCCACTCTTTATCTTCTGGTATTTCACTTAAAACACCGTTATAATGATTTATAATACCTTTTACATCATAATATAATATAGCTTGTGCTGGACATGTATAATAATATATTATTCCTTTTCTCTCTAGAAGCTTTATTAATGAATGACTGGAAGGCATTAATTCACATAAAGGACATTTATATTCCATTATTATATAACACAACAATAATATTTAACTCTTTATTTAACGATATGTAGAATCATGCTATTTTAGAGCACAATCCTGGTACAGCGCCTGAATATTCGATATATTTTTTTAAATTACATTTTTTTGTTTTTTTGGTTTTTTTATTTCTGCACTTTTCGCATGTAAGGTATAAATGAGCTAATTGTTTAGTGGTTTTTTTAGACATCTTATATGATTTATTTTTTATATATTTTTTTGTCAGTTTATTATTCAACTCCCTTTTTTTCTTGCAAGATTTACAACGTAAAGATTTGAAATATGCCGGGCAATCTTTCAGGGAGGTCTTATCCATAACTTTCAAATATTGTGCTATTGTATGTTTGCCTGATTTTCTCGCCCCAATCCCTGTATAACAAATATTGTTCATATACATATTAATAATATTAATAATATTATTCATTTTTATACATTGTTATAAATTTAAAGCAAGACCGCTTGTATAAATTCATCAATATTATTACACAATAATGGTGTAAATTTATTGATTTTTTCATCATCCCAATCCCACCATTTAATTTCTAATAATTTTCCTATTTGTTCGGGTGTAAATCTATATTTAATAAATTTTGCAGGATTTCCCCCAATTAAACTATATGGTTCTGCGTTTTTAACAACATGACTATTATTTGCTATTACGACACCATCTCCAATTGTAACACCTGACATTATGGTTACATTACTTCCAATCCATACATCGTTGCCGATAATAACATCTCCTTTTGTTTTTGGATGCCCGTGTCCATCACAATTGTTAAATATATTTTGATATACATGCCCAAATGGATATGTAGAAACCCAATCTGTCCTATGATTGCCACCTAAATATATATTTACATCTGATGCTATTGAACAAAAATTACCTATCACTAATTTAGCGTTATCATTTTCCCAATGTATATTAGGGTATCCATATGTATATTTACCAATTGACATTTAATATTTTATAGTTACAATATAAAATTAGCGTTTTAAACTTATAAATGTGTGACAAGAATATCGCCATATGTAATTAGTTATATAATCTGAAACGCATATAAATTCAACGCAATATAAAATATATTATGAAAGTTGCGTTATGTTTTATAATTAGTTATAATCATGTGTTAAATAAGGAAGCTGTATGGCGTAAATGGATAGAATCGAATAAGGATTTGTTTAATATTTATGTTTATTACAAAGATATTACCAAAATACAATCCACATGGCTAAAAAAACACGCAATCCCAGAAAAATATATATACAATACGTCGTATTATCATGTAATGCCTGCTTACATATCGTTGATGAATTTTGCTTTATTACATGATACACAGAATCAATGGTTCTGCTTTTTGACGGACTCATGTTGCCCTATTGTCTCTCCTAAGCGATTTAAATATTCCTTTCATAAGTATTATAATAAAAGCATAATAAGTTGGAAACCGGCATGGTGGAATATTACTTTTCATAAACGCGCAAATTTGGCTCTTCTTCCGGAGAAAGCAAGACTTGGAAATGATCCCTATTTTATTTTGAAGAGAGAAAATGTAAAACAGTGCTTACATTTTATACAAACCGAACTAAAAATTACGCGTCTAATATGCGACGGTGGTCTAGCAAACGAGAGCTTATTTGCGATTATATTATATAATTATAAAGAATTATCAAATGTATTATGTTTTCCTACACATGTCGCTGATTGGTCGCGAATGGCTACTGCAACAAGTCCATATTTATTTTGCGAAGCATCCGCTGAAAATGCTGCATTTATAGAAGAAAGTTTGATAAAGCACCCATACATGTTTTTTATTCGAAAAATGTCGCCCGATTTTCCGGATGCGGAATTGAATAAATATATTTATGAATATTCATTAGAGAGAGACAAACAATTAAGTAATTGGGCACCAATAAAAAAAATGTATCCTGTATTGATTTATATTTTTTCTATCGCGGCAGTTTTCTTTTCGGGTGGTGTAATATTTACATATGGTATTAGCGTTTATATTTTATTAACATTTCCATCTCGACCCGCAATCTAAACACGTTACAAATGTAGTCATGGGCTCATCCGCTGACCTTGTTTGCATTTGATAATACGCGCATTTATTACTTTTACACTTTCGGCAGGTAAATGTATCCGTAGCGGCTTCCATATTGGTTTCGAATTTATTTTTATCGCGTTTGATTTTCGCGTCAATAAGCGCATTCCACCGTTCAGGCAGTAATTCCTGATGCGTCATAAATGCGATAAGGTGTGGTTTAATAGCCGACGTATTGATTTGCTCAATCAGGGTAGGTGTTAAATTGAGGTATATGCTTTTCACACGGTCAATATACAGCCGAACGAAACGATGATTATCCCATTTTTTGAATATTTTACGCCGGTCCGCTTCATTTAGCGTAAAGTTAAATATACCCTTTTCCAAATTAGAACTATTTTTTTCATTTAATAGTTTATCGTTCAACTTACGTTTAATGTTGGCACGAAACTGATCGGGATTTTCGACTTTTACAGACATAATATTAGTTTGATTAGTAATATTATGTTTAAATAGATATCATTTTTATTTTTTATTTTATTTTAAAACAAAAATACGCTAAGATTCATCATCGCTAAGATTCATCATCGCTATAATCATAGCCATCTTCACTTAGTTCGGAACCAATATCAATCTCAACATTCGCGCCATCTTCATTGATAACCTCTTCATTAGGTTCAGAACTATCCTCGTTACTATCCGAGTGTTCTGTTTCATCTGTATCACTACTATCTACAACAAACCCATCTTTTAAATATCCATCCTTCGTTTTTTTATTACTAGGAATATTTTGTAGCTCATCTTCTTCCTCTTCATCTTCTTTTGCCGTAGCAGACAAGTCTTCAAACCCACCAAACAATTTTTCATAGATTTTATCCCATAACGCAATTGTCAAATCTACATGTTTAAACGTAGTAGGCGTATCACGAATTTGAGCAACAATCGCACAATTACCGAAAAAAAGTTTGTTATCAATTGGTGGGGGAAAATCATATTTATTTTCATTATTCGCACGTCCGGTTGTTTTAGCAAATATGCGAATATAGATTTTATCCTTCTCAGATGGTATTTTTACACCCCATTCGGTTTGTAGACTAAAATCATCGTTCTTCTTGAACCCACATTTTTTGTACAAATCATCCGTATTAAAATCTTTTACATGAAGCGTCTTTAAGAGTCCACCCTTATCTACAATAATAATAGTTAAAGAATTGTTGCTCATATTTGGTTATCTGTTATATTTTATTAATGAATAGGTTTAAATAGTTTCAGATAATATTATATAAATGAGATTGTATTTTGTTGATATCAATATGAATCGTTTATATAACAAATTACATGCTCTAGATAAATATTATGCTGATAAAAAAATAGTTCACGAAATATACTCGGATGAGGGAATATATTGCGTGAATGACAAAAATATATGTAAACTATACATAACTGATAACAATACGACCGAAATTTCCAACTATATAGACGACTATAATATTATAATAGACTATTCAACTATTAATTATAAGGAACAAAAACAATTGCCGTATGAGCATTTATTTTTGTCCACCATAGAATTTCATTACCAAGCGTCACATAGGTCACCTATTCAATTAATAATCCGGGGAAATTATGACGTATCAATGGATGAAACCCCACAGGATAGATATAAACATTTTATCCCGAATGATTTTTATTTTGAAATTTTAGACAGAATTGATGTGAATGGGCAAATGTGTAAAGAAGAAATTAATGAGTTGTTATCTTTGTTAATCTAATCTATTATAATATTATGCTATATTGGACTATTAAAATTACTATTGTTTCTATTATATTAATATTTTTGGTGCATCATTTAATTAGTTTTTTTACATCTACATTAACTGTTCCAAAAATAAAAGACATCATGACATCATCTTCTCAAAAGTATGAACTGATTTATAATATCATTTCAAAACCGGATGCGCCTGAAAATATGCACCATAAGACGACTAGCATTGATTTGTTGCCCAACGCTTCAAGCGACGACAATATGAAGCTCGAATTAAAAAACTTTATTAAAAATCAAATGAATCAGACGACTGAGGTGGGCACTACAAATATATCAGATATAGATTATAATATGCCTATGTAACGTCCGCATTTTATATGTAAAAAAATTATATATAAACTCTATTTTTATTATTTATGTATTTTCTATTTTTTATGTTATATTTAGATTTATTTAGTTATCTGTAATAATTCTGGGTACTACATTCATCGCATTTAGTTCCTGAAACAACAATTTACATGAATATGGAATTTTAACAAACGCAAAATCTGCGCGATTATCGCAAGTAAGACAATGATGAACATTGCTCTCATTATTATACGCCGCAATAAGACCACATTTTTTACATACAAACACTGAATATTTATCCGAAACATCATACATACGTTCTCTTGTAAAACTCGACGCGCCATGCGATATCATACAATCACGTTCCATTTCACCAAACCTTAGACCACCATCTCTACTACGACCTTCCGCTGGTTGCCGTGTAAGGTTTACCATGGGTCCAATAGACCTACTATGTGCCTTATCATTCACCATGTGTTTCAATCTCTGGTAAAATACCGGTCCCATAAACACATTACATTCGTGCTGCTCACCAGTTAAGCCATTGTATAATAATTCGTTACCATTACTTTCATATCCCAATTTCAATAGTTCCTTACAAATCTGGCTAACATCAAAATCCCCAAATGATGTCCCATCACCAAATAATCCAAGTTCAATTAAAACCTTACCTAGAACCGTCTCTTTCAACTGACCTATGGTCATACGCGAAGGTATCGCATGAGGATTAATAATGATATCCGGTTTGAGACCATTTTTGGTAAAGGGCATGTCGCACTCGGGTATAATATTACCGACCGTTCCCTTTTGTCCATGTCGCGAACTAAATTTGTCTCCAATTACAGGCTTTCTAAGGGTTCTAAGTCTTACTTTTGCAAAACTATACCCATCTCCATTTCGGTCGATGTAGTTTTTATCAATATACGTTTCTTCAACCGTCTTGTATATTTTACTCTGGTCTTCGTATTTGATAACCTTCGTATGGTCATTGCGGTTTTCTTTAATAGGCATTACTTTCGCAATAATAATGTCGCGATTTTCGACGAGAGTATTTTCGGGTATAACTCCCTTGGAATTGACCTTTGAATAATTCCCTAATTTCATGCCCTTGGTCTTGGTGACGTCGGGTCGACATCTAATTTCTTCATCGCCATTAATTTTCTGTTTATCTTCATCTTTTTCTGTATGATAAAGAGTGATGAGCGACATGCCGCGGTCAATTGACCCTTTGTTTATCAAAATCGAGTCTTCCTGATTATATCCCGTATGTGTCATAATTGCAACTATTAGATTGGTGCCGGACGGGATTTTGTTCAATTGTATCATGTTCATCACACGTGTGTCGACAAGAGGTCTGTTGGGATAATTTAGAACATACGCGGTTTTATCCATTCTATTTTGGAAATTGGTCACGTACATTCCCATTGCCTGCTTCGCCTGAGCACAATTACTAGACAGGAAATTATCCCCTGCTATGAAACTATGATTATCCGATTCAACTGTAATGTCTGAAATAGGACGATTTTCAACTACTTCAATTGTTTTAATCGGGACGAAAAGCATATCGTTAAACAATGTTACTTCATTTGCCCAGGTTTCAATATTGTCCACACCCAAGTTACGCATGGATATTTTGCGATTGTTTTTATAACTACGAATCGTGTCGGACACATAACTGACTTTAATATTCAATTTGTATTTTAAATATTCAATGGCGATAAATGATTGATTGTTCTTAGTCGAACTATATCTATAACCGATACAATCGAAATAGTTTATCAAATTAATGTGCGTATCTGAAATTTTATAAGAAACCTTAATCAATTTGTCTTCCATTTTACATCGTTTAACGTCAAATACTTCTAGACCAAATTCACGCATCATGGCTGCACATTGGTTCATAAAATTCACCAATGATCCTACATGTTTTGGATTTATTTGTTGAGACGTTTCAGCACATACAAAGTTATACCCTTTACCAATTTTATTCCACCTAATCTCGCCACCCTGAAATCCACTCAGGAATTCACGTTTTATCAATTTGTTCCCTTCATATATCCAATGAGGTACTTCTTTCCTTATGTGTTCCGTTTTCTTTCCATAACTGATTCCCAGCGCCAATAACAACGCCGGTAACATAGCATTATGAGTTACAGCATATGTGTTATGCGTCACGTCATTAAACTGTCTAGTGCCTTTGTTGTACTTACATTTGTTAAATCCACACAATTCAACATCGTTTTCAAACATTTTTACGTCAGTTTCAGTTCCGAAATCGAAACTACACGCGGTAAATTTGCTATTGTTTCGTTCATAAATGTTTATAGAGCCATCCGCAAGAAGAAATCCAAACATTCTTGCGATTAAAGGTAACTTATAATTGGTGTTATACAGAGGCAACAGGTCTATGTTTTTTAGTCCAGCTACATATTTGTCAATTAACTTTTCATTGAAATTGTTTTTTACAAAGAAATCCTTAAATTGCTCTTCGGTTAATATAATTTGGGTTTCACTATTGTAATTGTCCAATCTATTCTGGTGGGGTAATATGCCTATTTGGGTTTCGTTTATCGACATGTCTTTAACTTGGCACCACCCTTCCCCCGTCATAAATTTATGGTCTTCCGTAGCAATAATTTCTCTTCCACTCAACGTGGTGATTTTATAAATAACTTTATCCGTTTCTCGTACATAATGATTTACTACTTTCGTGTAGCTTGTTTCCATTGTTTCAGGATTAAACGACACCACTTCATCGCCGATGCTTATATCTTTGATGGGAATTTTACTACCGTTGCTCAATAGTACAGATTCATTAATGTCCAAACACTGATATGTGTTTCTGGGCGATTGATTGTGTTCGGGGAAGGGAATGCATGACCCTAATATTCCAAAAATCGTACTTGGATGAATCTCACAGTGCGAATATTTTTGAAACTGTTTATCTTGAGTAAAGAGCTCAGCTGGAGTGGTAGCTATCATAGCCAACGATTGCTCTTCGGCATCAATGTACTCAATTATAGAGTCATCAATCGTTCGATTCGTCAATAGATCGTTCCACGTATATTCGCCATGTTTTAGTTTGTCGATAACGTTGGTGGTTAGCAGAATGTTTTTATCCTTTACTTTCAACAAGGGTCGCGACAATCTACCGCCATCATTACAAATGCGAATTTCTTTCATCTTATAATTAAAGATGATGGACGTATAAATATTTATAATGCCCTTGTACTTTTTATCCTTCATCATCAGGTACAACTCATATGGCTCGTTTGTAATGCCTACGATAGTTCCATTGATAAACACCTTTACTTTATCATAAATTTCACAAGGAGACACAATGCTTTCAATGGGTATAATATTGGGCATTACGTATTCATAGATGGGTAGTGAGTGGGACGGAATGGTAACATGTGCCATATAACTCAGATTTTTTACGAGACCAACGGACTGTCCTTCCGGAGTTTCAGCTGGACATAAAAACCCCCACGTAGTATTGTGTAATTTGCGTGGCGGGATGAGTTTGCCACTTTTATCGGTTGGGGTAGAGATTCTTCGCGCATGACTTAAACTAGATACATAAGTTAGACGACTGAGAACTTGCGCTACTCCTACCTTATTAGAGTTGGCGTGTTTGACACCAAAATCACCCGTGCCTAGAGCGCGTTTAATACCGTTTTCAATAGTGGTAGACTTGATTATTTTAAAGATGTTGGTAGTGTTGATTATATTAACATAATCATCAGTAGATTTCCAAGAGCCAGTGTTTATTTCTCGAATGATTTGTTTTTCCATGTCCTTTACCAATTTGTTAAAATAGTTTCTGAAAAGGTTGTTCAATAAACTTCCACACAAGTCAATGCGTTTGTTGATATAAGAATCACGGTCATCGGGCTCTATGATGCCGGATGATGCCATTAATAGTTTATACGTCATGTACCCCAAGAAATATAGTTTTTGCTGTTGCGTATTACAATGAGGCAACAAGTCGTTATTTAGTACATCCAAAGTAAACTGGTGCTTCTTCTGGACACCCGTCTCCGCGTCCATGTTAATAGGAGTAAACATGACATGCGACGTGATGTATTTTATGGAATCCTTTTGCGAAATATATTTATTAGCTTCAATTACAGAGGCTTGTAGGGTTTCCAACATGTCTTGGTGTTTGGCATCTTCTACATTCAGTAAAATATAATTACAAATATCTTTATCGGAGATAATGCCTAATGCTCGAAATACAATAAACAATGGTATTGGGTGTTTTACACGCGGTATTTGAACACAAATTGCGTTTCCAAACCCATTGTTTTTAGAACTGACATACATATTAATTTGCTTAGGCGATATGCATTTAAAGTCAGGAATAGACTTTACTTCGGCAATCCACGAATATTTTGTATTGTTCTTTGAAATATTGAAGCAGTATACACGATTTTCTGCCGCGCGCTCTTGTCCAATCACGGTTTTCTCTGAACCGTTAATGATAAAATATCCACCGGCGTCATATTTACACTCGCCGGTTTGTGTGTTATCAAAATGTTTGTATTGATTCAAAACACAAATATTTGATTTTAACATGATGGGTAGTTTGCCGATGTGATTTTTGGGAATTATCTTGTAAAACGTCTGAACATTCTCCAAGTTAGCACCGGTTCTTACAATATATTTTATATTAATATCAATAGTCATCGCGGACGCATACGTAAAATTGCGCAACCGTGCTTCGTGAGGAAACATGAGTTTTACCGCTCCATTGTTTTCATGAATTTGAGGTCTGTAAATTTTAAAGTTTTCAAAAGTAATGATTGTTTCCAGAGCGTATTTTTTAGAATCCGCATTGTAATCTTGCTCAGATACAACTCGAAGTGGATTAAACATTTCGATAGTTTTGTTTAGCTGATAAGATACAAAATTATTGTACGATTCCAACTGATGACGGACGAGTTTTTCCAAGTGTTCGCCCTTGAAGTACGATTCGATAATGTGCCACGGGGTTTCGATATATTTGTGAATATCGATATCAAAAGGCATATCGGATTCGATTTTTTTAGATGTCATGTTAATTTTATTGGGCGTGTATATATTTGTATCTATCATAGATATAGATATTTTATCTTTCAATTTATTTTTAAATTGTTTTGTATAATGTTTATAAGATATGGCAATTATATTTAATAAATCATATTTATAAACATGTTATTAAAACAAATCTAAATATTGAATGCTATTAACAATATATGCCAAAAAATGTAACTCCTAGCAATATTAATAATTACAATAAATTTCTGGTGGAACTTGATAAAAATAGTAATCCTAATCATTTATTTGATGTTTACATAAACGGCGATATTGTTGATGAACTAGATAAAATCAATTCGATTGTACATAATATTAATGAGAAATACGATAATGAACTATTAACTTCTGAATTACTAACCGGTAGCATAAGCAAAGACCAGGATATTATAAAATATGAAAAAAATAATCCTAATCTATATGAAGATTCAACGTATCCATCTGGTCATAAGCGTGTTTCAAAATCCAAGCTTCCAGAAGTGAAGTGTGAGGAAATGAAATGTCAGGAAATGAAATGCGTGGAAATAAAAATTGACGTAGATATTCAAAATATAGATGATATACTAAAATTAATCGAAACGTATCCATGTGACTCGGCAATTAAATATAATATTGATATGAAGTCGCTGCATAATATTAAAGAGCCCCTTCAAGAAATTAATAACATGATAGGAATGAAAGAATTAAAAATTGCGATTACAGGACAATTGATTTATTTCATACAAAAATTACACATAAATGCTGACGAAACCGGTGATTTTATGCATACTGTTATATACGGTCCACCAGGAACGGGTAAAACTGAAGTAGCAAAATTAATGGGTAAAATATATAGTAAATTGGGGGTATTAAGCGGCGGTACATTTTTAAAGGTAACCCGTAGTGATTTAATTGCGGGGTATTTAGGGCAGACAGCCATAAAAACTGCCGATGTCATCAAAAAATCATTAGGCGGTGTATTATTTATAGATGAGGCATACGCTCTTGGAAACTCCGATAAAAAGGATAGTTTTTCAAAAGAATGTATAGATACATTATGTGAAGCATTGAGCGACCATAAAAATAATTTAATGGTGATTATTGCTGGTTATGAAACCGAATTAAAAGAATGTTTTTTTAATTATAATGCGGGACTTGAATCTAGATTTACGTGGAGATTTAAAACGGAAGAATATACTGGAAAAGATTTACACGCAATTTTTAAAAAAAAAGTAGCAGATATTGGGTGGTCTATTCATGCTACAAATGATGTTTCACACGAATGGTTTGATAAAAACCGTGAAAGTTTTCAGTATTTTGGTAGAGACATTGAATCGTTTTTAGCAAAAACGAAAATTTCACATAGTAAACGAGTATTCTGCAAACCTATTACCGAAAAAAAGTGTTTAACCAAAGAGGATTTAATGAAAGGGTTTGAGGTTTATTTACATAATAGTGATAACAAACATAAAAAAGAAGATAAATATTTTAAAAGTCATTTACAAAGTACATTATATAGTTAGTGTGTGATAAACCTGATAAGTTTTTTATATATTATTATAAATGAACAAAACCAAAACAATTGATATTAATCCTGCGTTATTCCGTACGAGTGGTGGTGGCTCCAAAACAAAAAAAAATAAGGAAACTTTGTCAAAACCTAAAAATCCATTGATATCTCCTAATATTTTAAAAAATAAACTATTAAAAAGAATTAAACAACACAAGTTGCGCGAAAATAACCCGACTACTACTAATATTAAACCGGTATCTAATGCTACCGACCCAACTTATACAGATGAATTTGTTGAATCTTTGGATTATTTACAAAATTTGTCAAAACAAAAATTAATGTCTGACCAAAAGCAAGCGACTGAAATTAAAAATAAAAAAAATCTATCAGAGTTGGAGAGAAAAACCGTAAAAAACTACAATGCTATGAATAATTCAAATTATCAACATGTAAATATTGACTTACCAGAAGAATTAACTAACATGTATGTGCCTATCAAAGTTGAACCCATGAAATTGACAACAAATACTGATAACGTCCCATATGGAATTCTTAAAAATGGAAATAAACCGACATATAGAGTATGGAACAAAACTCAAAAAAACCTTGACCCTATTGCGCCTCCTATTGTAGTTCCTAGTTCAATTACGAGTGAAAGAGAGAAACGATTAACTACTCTTAAAGATAAAATAAGGCAAAAAGAACAATCCGAAAAGAAAGAAGACGTTTGGATGGATAAAACGTATATACATAAACCAGTTGAAACAAATTTGAACATGACTAACCCTATACCAGTTAATGAAATCAAGATAAATACGCAGGTAATGCATGCGGAACCCAGCAGGATTATTAATAATAACAATAATTTGACAATTGATACGCCAGCCGATAAGCCAGCCGATAAGCCTGCCGATAAGCCCGCCGATAAGCCCGCTGATAAGCGACGTTTTATTAAAAAAACAAAACATCGAAAGTATACACTTGGTAAATCAAACATTAAAAAAACGGTTTCCGTGTTGTTAAAAGATAGACAAACCAGAAAAAAAATCATATCCGCCCAAAAAGATTTAAAACGAAAGCCACTTAATGAAGTTAAGCATTATTTGAGAGAACATAATTTACTTAAAACCGGAAGTGATGCGCCCAATGATATTCTTCGAAAAATCTATGAAGATTCTGTATTGGCAGGAGAAATAACAAATGTTAATAAAGATACATTGTTGCATAATTTTTTTAAAAATAGCGACGCCTAAAAATTTATTGTTTAATTATTTTATGTATATAATATAATTAAATGGAAGATATTAAAAATAAAATGCCTATACATAAGAGACAATTTTTTACCAGTTTAGAGAACTACTTGGATACGCCTTTATATTATTATGGTAGTATCAGGCGTTACGATTATGACCCAAATAATAGTGATATAGATGCTATACTCTTTACAAATAATGAAGCTAGTTCAATATCCCAGCTTCAAAACTGGTTTCATGTTTCAAAAAGTGACTTTAAAAAAACGGTAAATTATCTACCAACATCAAAACGCGTTGTTCATGGGCATAAATTTACATATAAAAACAACAAGCAAAATATATCTACCGATATTCTTATATATAACACAAAAGATGAAGAACTATTAAAAACAGATACTCTAAGCAAAATTAATGTTCCGGTTTACATTACAATTATCTGGTTAATATTAAAATTTCTGCGTTATCAAGTTGGCATATTATCACGACCTATGTATATTTATTTAAAAAAAATAACATTAGATATTTTAGATGATGGTATTTATTTCTGGAAAATTAAAACCAATTCATGGAAATTTTTTATATTTGATATTCCTAAGAATTTTGTTTTTAAACAGCATAATTACATCATGTAATAAATACATTATATATCAAATAAAATTAAAGAATTTGATACATATTATAATAATGGCACTTGTGAAAGAATATTTTGATTTGACAAAAAAATACCAATCTGATTATGGAGAGAAAACAGTGTTATTGATGCAAGTGGGTTCTTTTTTCGAAGTATACGGATATTTAGATAAAAAAACGAATACAATTAGCGGAAGTAATATTGAAGAGTTCTCTCAAATTTGTGAATTAAATGTTGTGGCAAAAAATGTTTGTGTGGGCGAAGCCAATGTTTTAATGGCGGGATTTAAGGATATTATGATTGAAAAATATTTGAAAAAAATTCAAGATGCCGGATGTACTGTGGTAGTTTATACGCAAGACCAAGCCGCAAAAAATACAACCCGTAGTTGCGCCGGCATTTTTAGTCCAGGAACATATTTTTCAAATGATAGCACGAAACTAACTAATAATATAACATGCGTTTGGATAGAAACATTTGATAACAGGGTATTGCTCAAGGGTAAATATGTTGTTGTCGGAATCGCAAACATAGATATTTACACCGGCAAAACCAGCATTTTTCAGTTTAAAGAACCCTACTTGAATAGTCCTACTACTTATGATGAATTAGAACGATTTATTTCCGTATATAATCCAAGTGAAACGATAATTATTTCAAATTTGAATGAAAAAGAAGTAAACAATGTCATAAGTTTTGCGAATATCAAAAGTGCTTTAATTCATAAAATTTATATTAACAATGACGAATCTAACACGAACACCAATAACAATTTGTATACATTTGCGAAAAATTGTGAAAAACAAAATTATCAACAGGAAATTTTATTGAAATTTTATGAAATAAATGATTATAGTTCGTTCTTACAAAATTTTTATGACAACAATATTGCTACGCAGGCATTTTGTTTTTTACTGGATTTTGTACATCAGCATAATCCGCAATTAGTTAGACGTGTTTCAATACCCATCTTTGAAAATTGCTCAGATAGACTTATCCTTGCGAATCATTCTTTGCAGCAACTAAATATTATTGATGACAATACGTATAATGGTAAATATTCATCGGTATTGAAAATGTTGAATATATGTTATACGCCCATGGGAAAGCGCAAATTTGCGTATCAGTTCTTAAACCCGTCTACGAACAAAGCACATATCGAACGAGAATACGACATAACCGAGTATCTATTAAAGAATTTTGATGTATGTAGTGATAAATTTAAACATAATTTGTCTGGTATTAAGGATCTCTCCAAGTGGGAACGACAGGTTTTTCTGAAAAAAATTTCCCCAAAATCTTTTTATAATCTGCACAACAACATTCAAACCATTAAAGAAATGTACCTGAAAATGGTAAAAAATGATGTTACCATCAAGGATTATATGAATAAGTTACAGTTAAATATTGACATAGATAATATAGGTCAATATTGCGATAACATAATTAAATGTATAAATGAACACCTTATTCTCTCAGTCGCACAAGACATAGAACAAACACAGCAGTTCGAACTGAATTTTATTCAACCTGGTGTGGATACTCAGTTAGATGATAAACTCCATTTGTTGGCGGAATCAGATGGAAAATTAGAAGCAATTCGCAGCTATTTAAACAGTATTATACCCGATAAAGGGAAGACACTCGATTTTATTAAAATACATGAAACCGAAAAAAATAACTTTACACTGCTTTGTACAAACCGAAGATGTAAATTGTTAGAAGAGTCGTTACCAGCTGATAAACAAACCGTCACACTAACATATAATAACGAAAAACAATTTCATTACATCGTATCTAAAAAACATTTCGAATACAAAACCCAAACGTCTACAAACAATTCCATAACTGACGAAGAAATTAAATTTATATGTAAAAATATATCCAATACCAAGGTGGCATTAAAAGACACTATTACGCTTGTTTTCAATAAATTTGTCACGCATTTTGAAACGTATCAGCAGCAATTACAAAGCATTATAAATTTTGTGACTATGCTGGACATTATATTTGCTCGCGCAATCATTGCGAAAAAATATAATTACTGTAAGCCCCAAATTGTTGAAGCGGATAAGTCATTTGTGAATGCGAAAAATCTACGTCATTGCTTGATAGAGCACTTACAAACGAATGAATTATATATATCGAATGACATTAATCTTGGAAACGATGGCACCGATGGGATTCTATTATATGGTACAAATGCGGTCGGCAAGACCAGTTTTATTCGCGCAATTGGTATCGCGGTTATTATGGCGCAATCGGGTCTATATGTTCCCTGTTCAGAGTTTATTTATAAGCCATACAATTATATTTTCACACGTATTTTGGGTAACGACAATATATTTAAAGGGCTATCTACCTTTGCCGTAGAAATGTCTGAATTGCGAACTATTCTACGTCTAGCAGATAAAAATAGTCTTATATTGGGTGATGAACTGTGCTCTGGAACGGAAAATACCTCCGCAATAAGTATTTTTGTCGCAGGAATTCAGAAATTACATCAATGTAAAAGTAGTTTTATATTTGCGACACACTTGCATGAAATTATACATTATTCCGAAATCAGTGATTTAACAAGCGTTATTATGAAACATATGGAAGTATTTTTTGATAAAGAGAGAGATATGTTAGTTTATGACCGTAAATTAAAGGACGGACCGGGTAACAGTATGTACGGATTAGAAGTGTGTAAGTCGCTAAGCTTACCAGAAGATTTTTTAACTATGGCGTATAATATACGGTTGAAATACAATCCTGAAACACGTGGAGTTCTTTCTCTCGACACTTCTCATTTCAACTCGAAAAAGATAAAAGGAATGTGTGAAAAGTGTGGAAAGAAACTAGGAACGGAGGTTCATCATTTGCAGCATCAGCAATATGCAAATGATAATAAACAAATTAATAATTATAATATGATATTTTTTACAGACCATTTGGCTAATTTATTAAATGTATGCGAAGATTGTCATCAAGAGTTTCATAAACTACATCCTGGTGGACATAAAAAGGTAAAGACTTCCAAGGGGTATGAATTGAAGGCATTGCCAGGGGGACCAGGGACAAAATACCCTGGTCCGGTGGCTTAAATAGGATAGTTTGTAGCGGGCGAAATCCATGTTCCAGTCGGCGTACCAGGTGTGACTGGGTAGACAAAATATCCATTTTGATTACTTGTGTAAGTATTGTATCTTCCTAAATAAGTATAGAATTTACCACACTTGTTCGTATTACATACCGTCGCTATACGATTTTTGGCGCGTCGTACAGATGTGGAATTTGCGCCAATACCGCTATTACCTGCGTTATACTTGTTGTATAAATAAGTAGGACCGTTACATGTAATGTTTCCACCAGGGTTCATTTTTGTGCTACGACGTCCGCCTACACCAAGACTTTTTTTATATAAAAATCCGGGAAAGTTTGTGGTATTTCCATACCAAAATTGTCCGTTTGAATTACTACCAGTGCCAAATCCTTTCCAATGAGACATATATATATTAGTAATAGTTTTTATTACTAATGTATTTAGGTTAATTATGTGATAATACAAAAAAGACGTTATCTTATTTTCGTCTACGTGTTTTCGTGTTCTTTTTATTTTTTCGCTGCTTTTTCGTCTTGTTTTTACCAGGTTTCTTTCCCCCCTTAGTTTTTCTTTTTTGTTTTGTTTTGCGTTTCTTACGAGTGGTTTTAAGTGTTCCTCCTTTGCCAGGTTTGGGGGCTTTGGGGGTTTTTGGGGGTTTGGGGGTTTTTATAGGTTTGTTAGCTTTAGCGGTTTTTTTGGAAAACAGGTATTCTTCTATTGCGGTATCTAATATTTGTTTAGAGAAACCAAGCTCTTCGTCATCGCGTAACCTATAATTAGTTAAGGCATTAATAATTGCGTTATAATTAGGTGTGTCCTTATGGACTGTTAAAAAATCTATAAATGCCTGTTTTTGTTTATCAATATTTGCTTGTTTAGATTTTTTTCCCGAAAGCATGCCTCTAACTGTATTTCTTGCGTCAAACACAGTAAAAGGTTTGTCTGATACTAGGGATGCATCATAAGCATTGTTAATTATTTCATCTATTTTGACGTTATTTAATGACACCAAAGATTTATTATAACAAGCTTTTGATGAATCGTATAATGTCTTTATATTTGCTTCCTTTTTATCCGAAATCGGTTTCGTAGGAGCGCATATTTTCATCATCGATGTTATTAATGGTTTTTGTAAAGTATCCGTAATCCGTAAAAACGAACGATAATTACCTTCCATAAAAGAAATAATGTGCCGTTGGGTTTCGTCAAGAATTCCTTGTTTCATTACTTGTGCTTTTTTCTCTTTTGCGTCTGTTTTTTCCCGCTTGGCTGCTGCTTTCGCGAGGGTTTCGGGAGATAGTGCGGAAGAGGTTGACAATGTCCCTGAATGTGCCGAACCTTGAGGTAGAGCTGATTTCATTACTTGTTGTCGTTCTTTTCTCAATTCTAACATTATAATTTCATCGGTCATGTTTATGAAACGTAACAAAAATCCTAAGTTGTGTATAATAGTAGCTTCATTTAACATGTCGTCTTTATTGTCACTTGTGTCTAGTTTTAATGTTTGTAATAGCTCTATGGCTTGATTCGTGTCATATGATTCGTCATGATCATCATCATCATCATCATCATCATCTGAATCTTCGTCAGCATTAGGGATAAAATCAGGATCATCATCCTCATCATCAGCATCAGCATCATCTTGATTAGGGGTTTCACCCATTAAAGCATTTATCTCATCCTCATTCATATCCTCATTCATGTCCTCATTCATGTCATCGGGGATATCTGCCTCAGTGTCCTCTTCCAAAACAACATCACTATTCATTTGAACAGATATATCACTCTTCGCAACACATAATTCATCTAAGCTTGGATCTATAAAATTTCTAAAATATGGATTTAATAATATAATATGTCGCAATATTAATGAATTATAATGCGTATTGGTTGTATTAAAGTAAAAACTATAAATTTTATCAACAAAACTTTCATAATTTTTATAGCTGTTAACACTATCAGTCAATAAAGTATTAAACGCATCATTACAAATTAGATCCATTACAGCGTTTAATTCATCAACTATACTATTTTCAAAGAATGTGTCAAACCCGCCCAAGTTCGCATAATAGGTATCAACATCTGTATATATCGTGTACAATAATGGAATGTACGTATTTATTTTTGTATCATCGTTCAACAAATTTATTACTGATAATGGTCCAAACACATCACAGCCTCCTTTTAAATTTTCATTTATATTCATGTTTATTATAATTTTGTATTTATGCCTGTAAGCCCTAAGCAGACGTTCTTTAAATAATTTAAAGCACTCGCTATAATTACATACCTTGTTTTTATTAACTGTATTAATTATTGTATCAAGCTTTGCGTATAATATGTGTTGAGCACGAATTATAATGTTAGGATAAATCACAATATCTGTAGTCAGTGTGCGTCTTCCAGACATTGTAGGCAGATTTAATCCTGGACAATCAGTCCAATCACCCCCCATTTGTGAATCAACATTCATATCAGATTGCAGATGAGTATCATCATTTAATATTAATTTAATTGTCTCCAGAATTCTGCATAATTTATCATTGGCATCACTACTATAGGGTTTAATGGGTGTAACTAATGTTACAGAACTTTTAGCAGCACAAATAAATACTCCATCTCTTTTTGAAAAAATGGTGCTTTTAGATGCGGCCAAGTAATCTAATGATAACCCAAAATCAATTACTTGAGAGCTTAATATATCCGGTTTTAGTACGGTTGTATCCTTTTTATATGTGTATTGTAATTGTTGCATTGAAGGAACACTTTGAGCGTAATCTCCTTCTGTCTTCAACAAACATGTAGCCATAGTTATTAAATTGTTGTTTACACCCTTTTGACCATTATCAAATGTTGGAGCAAATTCTTTGGAAGCAATCATTTCAAAAACCGCTTTATTTTTAGAATCATACAAATATATGTATATTGAATCATCCTCTGATTTATAAATAGTATATAAATAATCGGAGACCCAATAAGTTTGTTTCGTATTTTGGGTGATTAAAAACTCTTTATTATTTGAAATAGTGTCATATACAAATTTAGATATTCTCATGATGTTTTCTTTTTCTGCCGTCGCCGCCACAAATGTGATCTGTATTGTGGGTGTGCCGGTTGGTGTTTTAGTATTATCTCCATATGGATTTTTAAACAAGATTTTTTGATGGATAACATTTGCGGGGATAAATGATGACAAATTTGTAGATTGAACCCCTTGTATAGCAGGGACCTGTTGATATCTAGATGTCTCATATGTAAAATTTTCAGAAAAGGCCATTAATTTTACATTATTAGCCTTTGTGTAAATCAATGGAATAAACATTAAATCCGTTATGCCAGTTGGTGAACCTGGCGTTAATAATATTTTATTTGCATTATTTTGGTTCATTCGGTTAATAATATCATTACCTGGAGGATTAGCTGGATCTTTCCACATGGCTTCGACTCCACCGCATTTGTCAATCATTGTACTAGCTGTTATTGTGCAGGGGTCAGCTCGTACGGTTATATCAACACATGCGCCGTATAAAGAGCTGTTTTTGGATGTATCATTTACAAATTGAGATAGTAAGGATTGCGCGTAGGCTTTATTATACTTTTCAGAGAACGCACTATTAGAACTGTCAATTCGTAACACGAAATTGTTATTGTTAGGTTGAGATAAATTCGTCATAACATCATAAAATCGTTTTTTTCCTATTTCCTCATCAAAACTCCCGGCAGTTCCAAATTTTTCTAATTTATATGCTAATCCGGTTTTTAAAAATATTCTATTAGATAGCTCGATTATTGCCTGTTTAGCGCCTGCGTCTGTTTTAAATCGTTTCATATAATATTCGCTGTCAGAATGTAAATAATCTGGTAAAAATTTATTTGCTTCAATTATTAGTTCGTCCAAAGTAAGATTGTATCCCAAATAAATCATATCATGACCAATACCATCCGCAAACCACCACATAATATTCAAAAATAGTATTTCAAATGATAATAATAAATCTTGGGCGGTAGTAGGGTCGGTAGTAGAGTCTGTAGTAGGGGCATCTTTTATTGGTGGACTATTCAATAACTTTTTTTGCGCATTGTACAATTTTCTTATAATTTCGTCTCTTACATCACCAATGTCCTTGATAGGTAATTTTACTAGGGTCTTGCAGTATTTAGTATGTAACTTATCAAACAAGTCGACAAATTGCTTATTTTTGTCTGAATCTGTAAACAATTGTTGGGTTATTAATGGTGTGTCGACGTCGGGCATATTGGGTTCTGATTCTGGAGTTACTTGCATATCGTCATCGGGTTCTGATTCTGGAGTTACTTGCATATCGACAACAGGTATGTTGGGGACTGATTCTGATTCTGGAATTACTTGCATAGATGAATCATCCACAACGGCTGTGGGTAAATTGTCAGCTTCGATACTTAGTTTTTTAGCAAGTGGTTCGCCAGGTGTATTTTCATTTAGGTCCGATAGTTTCCTTTTTACTTTCGGGGAATCTATTATATCCATATCCATATTGATATATACACATATAATATTAAATATTATTTATATTTATAAGTAATATTTAAGATATTTTTCTGGTAGGGATTCCATTATCAACTAAATAAATAGAATTTTCGGTAATAATGATATATTCTTGCCCAGACTTGTAAAACTTTTTAATGGTACTCGTGTACTCTTCCTCACTTTTTACCAACAGTTTTTCGCCATTATCTCTAACCCCAATAAGTGCCTTTTTATCAAGCGACGCCGACCAATAATCAAGCATAATAGGCTTATCATCAACAATACTCAATTTAGACGCGTGTTTTAGTGTAATATCAGACGGTAATCGATAGTTAAAATCAGAACCCGCGGGTTTATTTTCCCCGGTATTGGTATTTTCGGTGGCGGACATTTATATATTGTAAGTTTATAGTCTTTAAATTAAGATTATCCAAAAGTATTTAAATTTTAATATAAATAAACTATAATGAAAACGTTGGTAAAAAACGATAGTATGTATTCATTACATAATGTAGACAATTTCTACCCCACATTGGAAACAAACACGTCTATTCTAATGGATAAATATTCAGATGTAGTTATTAATTATTTTCACTATATACATAAAAATATATCCAGTAAAAATAATGTTTTAAATAAATTTATAATTACGAGAGGACTTGATACCATAACACATGTTTTTTTATATTTATTACATTATACCAACAATAGTTCGATTGCGCTATATTACTGTGAAAAAGCTTCTTATTTTTATGTAGAGTTTGTTAGCCAGATTTCCACAGATGAAACATCTTTTTTACAATTGAGTTCGAGAGATGCGACAAATTATGTATATAAAAAGACAATATTTGAAATTAAACACGCTAAACAGCATCAGGAACATAATTCAGACGAATCCGCGGTCAAAATGAACTTGATCGAGTTATATCTGAATGGGTATAAACTGTTTTTTTATAAAGTTATTCATTCAGATTTGGCGTACAATATACATATAACGGAAGTATCCGATTTAATACATAAAATAAACGCAATAACCATAGACAAACATAATTTATCAATATTAACTCGTATTATAGATGCGTTTTACAATAAAATAAAATGCATCGACAAATTCTTAGAAATCATAAAAAATATAGTAAAAAAATCGACAAGTAACGTGAATGTATTGCTTATAACGCAACAAAATGTACAAAGTAATGAATGTGACACACAGATGGTATCTTTACCAACAGATAAATTTATTAAATGGGTAACAAGCAACAAGATTAAATAATTAATTGAGTATTATTTGCTTCTTTCTAGTTTTCTTTTTTTTATCGGATATATGCACATGATTTATATTATCCATAGGCGCATTACGTTGATGTATGTGCTCATACTCATTCATCAACAAATCTTTTATAAATTTATAAATAATGATAATAACATTGTCATCACACCTACCTACAATCAATACACTACCGGTTCTAAAAACCATAAATGATACCTTTTTAATATCTTTATATAATTGTTTTTGGTTATCTGAAATTTGAGAACCAACCTGTATGCCAATATCGGGATTATAATAAAATTTACACTGTATTCCCGGGTAAGAGCATGGGTCATATATCGATTGAATGTTATATTTCATTTTCAATAAATCATATAAAACTTCGCGATTTATATAGAAGCCACAATTAAAGTTGGAATTGATAAGCACCGTATCGCATAGGGTATTATCACAAAATATGTGCGTTTCAACATGTGGCTGAATAATCTGCACAACCAACTTTAAAATCATGCCAAACGATTCATCATTTTGCACTCCAGGGATTTCCAATTTTCCCGTATTGAAAATCTTTACATGATATTCTTTAAACGCATTATCGTGCTTCATTCGCAATATGATAACAATACAATTATAAAATGCACTTTTCTGCTTAGACCGGCAATTCATAATATCTTTTTTGGAAATTCCAATAGATATTTTGCGAATATCTTTAAATTTAATACGCCCTGTGGGATTATTTATACTTGTGATTACATGTTCTTCATAACAGTTTTCATGTGTTAGCTTATTCTGTATGGCAACTAATTCTTCTTCCAAAAAGGAATTAAATTTCATCTGCTTTTTAACGACTCCATCTTTGGGCGATGAATAACTGATTACCGGTATTTTCCAAAACACATCTGCCAAATCTATCGCAGTATTTAAATAAGAAATCTTGGTTTTTGTAGAAATATAAATCTCTGACGCCATAGGAGCGTTGGTTTCATTACTTGTGGGGTCTATTCCAATAAAGTTTTTGTCCGCGTACAAAGCTTCGTCATTATCGTCACTATCGTCGCTTTCGTCACTATCATGCAATAAGAATTTGGACCATTCATCGTCAATATTGTTATGTTGTTGCACCTTCATATTTATAAAATTACATTTAATATAATTAATTATATTTCAATCAATTATTTTTTATATTAACCTTATATATAAGTGGATGATTAGTACAAAACCGGGTTTAGCAAAAAGCAATAATATTCCAATGCCTAACAAATGTACGCCTACAAATTATCCTATTTATAATTCTAATACGTGTTCCGAGTATAGTCTTACACAAAATCTATTTGACCCGTCGCAAGCTTCGCCGCCGAATGAATTTTTACAAAAATTATATAAAAGAATGCAGATTCACGAACAAAAACTCAATAAATGCGCGTAAAAATAACTCATGCATATATTACTGTTACCATATTGTGAATGTAATATATTTTCAACAAAACTACAAAAATCAATGGTTATTGGCAACTTTTTATTACGAATAATATAATTTAAAAATTCTTTTACAATATGTTTTTTATCAATATTGTAACTAGCGCTTATGGTGTCGACATGTTTTTCTATATTATGTAATGTGGTGTTGCGTTTAAATATATTAAACAATATTTCCCAAACATCATTAGTAATTATATTTATGGTTTGGTCCGCAGCATTTATGGATAATTGATTGGATTGAATATAATTAATCATACTTCTAATATCAGAATGATACATATTTTGTATGGAGCCTATTACTTCGTCAGAAATGTTCAATTTTTCAGAATCGACAATTTTTTTCAAGAATTGTGTAATTTCAATAGGCGGCAATTGGTTAAATCTCATTTTAATAAAATAATTCTGTAATCCTTCATCTATTTTACTAATATAATTACATATTAAACAAAACCGAACATTATGTGTATGTTCTTGTAATAGATATTTTAAAGCTTGTTGAGCATTTTTGGTCATGTAGTCAACTTCATCTAATATTACAAATTTCATTCCATTACGGAAAAACGACTTGGCATTCACAAAACTACATATTTGATTTCTTATAATATCCACACCTCTCTCATCGGATGCGTTTAGATGAATTATTAAATCTTTATTTACAAGACCCATACTTGCATGATACGTGTTTATTAAATTTATTATAGTTGTAGTTTTACCTGTTCCGGGTGGTCCATATAATAGCAAATTAGGGAAATACAATGACGAAAGTATATTATTTAGAATTTGTTTGTTTAATGGGTCAAGTACAATATCCTCAAATTTGGTTGGTCTATAAAATTCTACCCAAGGTATTTTACTCATTCTTGTTAATTGGGAATATAATTTTAAATACTAATTATAAATAGTAATTATACGTTAAGTTATTATTATAATAATTTCATTAAACAATATGACTAATCCTGAATCTCATAATTTAATACAAGAAATACTAATTGAACAAATAGACAAAATCGAACAAAGAGAACAAAGAGAACAAAGAGAACAAATAGTTATCGAACAAAGAGAACAAAGAGAACAAATAGCACAAAGAGAACAAATCAAACAGCTACTAATCGAACAAATCAAACAGCTACTAATCGAACAAATAGACAAAATCGAACAAAGAGAACAACTCGAACAAATACTTATCGAACAAAGAGAACAACTCGAACAAATAGCACAAAGAGAACAAAGAGAACAAATAGCACAAAGAGAACTAAGAGAACAAAGAGAACAAATACTAATCGAACAAAGAGAACAAATACTAATCGAACAAATAGAAACAATTGAAGAAATAGAAACAATTGAAGAAATAGACAAAATCGAAGAAATAGAACAAAGAGAACAAATCGAACAAATACTAATCGAACAAATAGAACAAAGAGAAAAAAGCGAAGAAATAGACAAAATAACACAACCCCTAAAATGTACAACCAAAACAAAACGTACAAACACAACAAAACGACCATTTTATCAGGTATCAAATAATCAATATCATTATGTAATTAATTGCATACGATTTTTTTTACTAGAAAAAGGACTTTTTGAATGTTGTTCGCAACATAAATTTCCGATATTGTCTTCGCGGGATGAATCCAGTATAAACACACATCAATTTTACCTAGAATATGAATTCTTACACAATTCTAATGTTGCTGGATATTTTTGCATTACCAACGTAAATATAGAACATACTAATTATATCCCAGTAGTTGAATTTGTAATTAACGGCAATATTCAGGTTTTAGAGTCTTTTACACATGATTTATTAAAATATTTATCTTACCCCAACATTAGTAACTATATTGTGAAAGATTATAGTTATATAACAACTAAATTAAATATGAATATAAACTATTTGTCAAACACTATCAAACAAAAAATATACACCAAATTTGGTGCGACATTTTTGCTTAAAAACTATCCATCCAATACACAAGCCCATTGGACTATTAAAAAAAATATCAATGACACGTACAATAAACTTGTAACAATTTTAAGTGGCATTGAGTCAATTGTTAGTTATGAAATTAGTTCTAATAAGTACGATATGCGTAATCAATTTAACAACATGTCTTACAAGACCTATTTTCACGATGCGTTTAATTCGGACGATGTGAATGCCGAACTAGACCAATATTTGTCGCAATCATTTACACCTAGAAGTTATGGAAAGATTTTCACCTTATCATTAATCGATTCCATGGTTAAAGAGAGATTAATTCCGGATTTTTATATGTAAAGATTATATTAAAACCATTTAAATTAGTATTTACATAGAATAATTATATTAATCTATGATGGTTGAAGAGAATGAAGTTGCCGTAGTTATCAAACAAAAGAGAGGACGTAAGCCTAAACAAGTTGCAATTCCCGAACCAGTTTCGCAATGTGATACCATTATACCTAGTGTAGATAATACAGTTGTTATCACAGAAGACAAAATCCTAAAAAAGCGTGGGCGCAAACCAAAAGGAGGAAAAATTGTGCAGCAAAAATTGACAAATCAACTTGACCAGCCAAGCAAGCCTAATATTATGTTACATTTAAAATGTTCAATTAACGACCTTAACGGAAACAATGTAGAAAACGGCATAGATTCCTTTGCATTCGCGAATACAAAATCTGAATTAGCATATGAAATAGTTACTGATGAAAAGAATGTTATTATGGACAATTCACCTACAAAGACTTTGCACCCGACATATAGTTGTGAAATAGAGCATGATACATTTGATGAGGATTGTAACAAATCCAAAAGCAACGACTCGCGAAGTTTATGGAACAAATTGAAGGAATTACAGCATAATCTACATAACAACAATGTGAATGACCGAAAATCCGCATGTTTTTGGTGTACATGCGATTTTGATAATCCGTCAATATATATACCCAAACACTTTGTAGAAGAGTCTTATCACGTGTATGGGTGTTTTTGTAGTCCTGAATGTGCAACTGCGTATTTAATGGAGGAAAATATAGACGATTCGTCAAAGTTTGAGAGATATTTCTTATTGAATAATATTTATTCCAAAATTTATAATTATAGCAAAAATATAAAACCGGCGCCTAATCCACGATTTTTGTTGGATAAATATTATGGTAATTTGAGCATACAGGAATATAGAGGATTATTACAGAGTGATAGGTTATTCTTAATAGTAGACAAACCCCTTACGCGTATTTTACCAGAATTACATGAAGATAATGACGCATTTATCATTAATAATAAAATAATTCCGTCAAACACATATCAACTGAAAAAACAACACAATAAACAAAATAAGAACTCTATTGTCAATGAAAAATTTGGATTATCCGCTTAATTATTATTTATGTTAAAATATAAATATATATATATATATAATATATAGATAAATGGCTCAAAAGTCTAAATCTCTTCACGTTTTTGGTAGGCTAAAAGATGAACTCGGGAATGTTGTTTTTACATGTAGCGCATCTGCAGGAGTGGTTACAATCGCATCAGATGAATGTGTGCGACTAGCGAAGACTTTTGTTGCGGCTAAGCCCAAAACAGGTTGTGGATGCTCTAAAAAAGCTAAGCCGTCATATAAAATTCAAATGTGCGAGTGTTGTGAGACTCATTTGGTTGAGTCATGTAACGGAACAACGGTTGTTGTAATTTAATCGTAGCAGTAGGTTTTATGAAGACATAATTTAGTAATAATCTAATTATATAATAATGAATGATATAATTAGTAATAACACCTCGGAAACGTGGATGGAGTTTATCATGTCAAATTATAAACAGGTTTTGTTGATGATTATGGTCGTTTTGATTATTTATAGTGTAGAATATGTGGTATATGTTAACACAATATGGTACGATATGCTTGCGATGCCTAGTATTCCAGGCGTAACAAATGTCTCACAACTTTCCATTAAAAATAAACATAAACATAAAAGGATGAAGCGCTGATTATTTTAGCCGTGTTTCATTTTTATCCTTCCGAACCGTATAATCCCGCATAGCAGAATCTAACTTAAAACGCATTTGTTTATATATTTCTTGGTTAACCGATTTTATTTCTGGTTTAGAAGCGCCCTTTTTAACTCCTAAATATGCTTTAATAACTGCAACATAGTCATTGTTATATTCAAATAATTTCTCTCTGGCTTCTTCTTCTGAATAATTCGTTTGTCTTAATATAATGTCAATATTAGTAGACAATGAATCTGTCTCGACAAAGGCGATTTTATCGTCCATGCTTATATGATTTAAATAAATCATTTTTTAAATCATATTAAACGAATCACTATATTGTTTTATAACGATGTGTGACATGACAACCTTTGATACAGAACCTTTAATGCAAGAATTAAATAGCGTATTGAACGCCGGACTTTCTAAAATGTTGGCAAAATATGTTGACCGATATAATTTGTTAGAAAATACACATAACCAAATTATGAATTTACCGAGCGTTCGGGATGAAATGAATAATAGAGAGAATGACTCCAAATCAGATTATAAGGGTTTTGTTGATGTAAGAGCACAGATTATTAGCTCGAAGGATGTCATTATAAGAGAACTACGTAATGAAATCTGTGAATTAAAAGAATCTATAAGAAAACGACCTATATGTAATTGTAACACATGTGATACAGAGAAAATATGTGAGAAAATTAATATTAAACTTGAAATAGTAGATATTCCGGTAGAAGAGGTCAATACTGCGGCTATTGTTCTTACCGATAAAGATGATGATGATGAAGATGAAGAAGAAGAAGAAGAAGAAGAAGAAGAAGAAGAAGAAGAAGATGAAGAAGATGATGAAGAAGAAGAAGATGATGAAGAAGAGGAAGTAGATGCTAAGATTGCGGCTGATAAGATTGCGGCTGATAAGATTCTAGCTGATAAGATTGCTGCTGATAAGATTATGGCTGATAAGATTATGGCTGATAAGATTCTAGCTGATAAGATTATGGCTGATAAGATTCTAGCTGATAAGATTGCTGCTGATGCCGATGCTGATGCTGATGTAGAAACTGAAAATGAAGAAGAGGAAGAAGACGACTTTTTTGAGATAGAAATCGATGACGTAACCTACTGTACAAACAATGAAGAAACTGGTATAATATATGAAGTTAATAAAGACGGTGATATTGGTAAAAGAATTGGATATTTAAAAGATGGAGAACCATTTTTTGATAATGAATAAAATAATTATATATAGTAATAACATTTATGTTTCAATTATGCGCACCCGCATCAATGTATTTTTTTATTTCATTATTAGATATTATTTTCAATGCTTATATGGGGTTATATAATCACTTATTTATTAAAACAATTGTCGTTTTGTCAGTTACACTATTTTTGAATATATTATGCGAAAAAGGATTTAGTGATATTTCGTGGCTAATAGTGTTGTTAGCATTTATTGTTATAGTTATTATTTTATTAAATTACCAGGGATGTAGCACATATAATACACCAACTAATAATCTCTCGTTAATGGTTAAGGTGATACCAATAGATAAGGCGAAACCGGTAGATAATGTGAACCCTGCAGATAATGTGCAAACCGCTAATGATGTACCCATTAAACACTATTACGAACATATTCCATATGGAACAAGTGACCCAGCATATCAAAGTTAATAAATATTATATAAATCAAATATTATATAAATAATAACATATATATAATATATTCTATTATTATGTTGGCATACATACAATCTTGGGTCAAATATGCCGTGGTCGCGTTTTTGGTTAATGACTATTTAAAAAATAATTATCAGGACAAATACAATTCTTTGATAACAAACGGCGGGCTTTCTTTAATCCATATGTATAGTAAAATTCAAATGTTATGTAATAAATTGGCTGCGTCAAATCCAACAATAATACATTTAATAAATCAACTGTTTAACAGCTCGCATAGTTCAATATATGAACCCGATGTTGAGTTTATTCTGGACGGTCATGTTAATTTTTTAGCTACAAAAGAAGAATTTGTAAAAGAAGTAAGCGCACATTCTAATGATGTAGATTACGATTTTATAATTTATTCAAATTATGATGAAGTCAACAAAATTGTAAATAAGACGATATTTACCAAAATGCCGTCGGAATCTGATTTTCAGTACACGACATCAGACATTAGATTCATATTGTCCGAAGTAGAAATTAATGACAAAACAATTAAAATAGATTTTAAAACTGACAATTATAATTATTACATTGTAAATAATGTAATTAATCCAAAATTTTTGGAATATTTTCTAAAAAAATATCATTCGCGTGAAATAATGGACTTTCATGAGTTTGAAAAACCATTTCAAGACATGAAATTAAAGATTTTGGACCACAATGTAGAAAAACAAGAATTTGATTTAAAACATGTATTAAAGATTAATAAAGGCGATTATAGTAAAATAGAGTTGCATTAATATTGTTTATATGACAATATATTTCATTAAAACAATATAAAAAAAAATGAATTTATAATCTATAAATGGATCCTCCGCAGAATAAAATGACAACAGAAACACCGCAAACGGTCAAGTATCATAAATTATATGACAAATGGGTATTGTGGGCGCATTTGCCACATAATACTGATTGGAGTATTAATAGCTATATAAAAGTATTTGAATTTACAACAATTGAAGATACCGTAGCATTGATTGAAGAATTACCGTCTGTTTTGGTGGAGAACTGCATGTTATTTATAATGCGAGATGGTATTAAACCCATCTGGGAGGATCCCCAAAATCGCAATGGAGGTAGTTTTTCATACAAGGTTCTTAACAAGCAGGTATATGATGTATGGAGGGATTTGACATATTGTGTTGTTGGAAGTTCAATAAGTAAAAACAAGGATTTTGTAAATAGTGTCTCTGGTATTACCATTTCTCCGAAAAAAAACTTTTGTATAGTAAAAATTTGGATGTCAAATTGCGCGCACCACAATCCAGATGTTATAACAAACGATATCAAAGACATTGGTGCCAATGGGTGTCTATTTAAGAAACATGTACCTGAGTATTAATAAATAACTAACTTGGCACTGGAAATGGGCGTTGATTGCCTTCGATTACTAATGGGATAGGCATGATAGTAGGTTCTTTATTAAAAATATTGGCAGATTTTAATTTTTTTAATTCTGGTTTAAAGCAAGGTGCGGGATTGACTAAATTTGTGGAATTTATACCGAATAAAAATGATTCAATATCAGCTGTGTTGACGGATAACTGATTACCAGGTATTTGCGCGGGATTCAAGCCAACCCCAGCTAATTTGGTATCATATGCTGCACCATATTGTGAATTAGGATAAAGAGTATAATTTTCAGAATGTCTATATTCTCGTTGTTCTAAGCAATAATTACCGGGAGTGTTTCTATTTCGCGTAGACGCCATATATAATATTAATATAATAGATTATTAATATTGTATTTTTTCATTATTATAATTGATTATTATGTTATAAGTTGTTCCAACCGACTCATGTTCTTATCAGATATACTTCCTGATTTAAAAAAATCTTTTATACAATCGTGTGTTACATATAAATAATCAAATGAAAACAGCACTAAAAATCCGAGTTCTTCATCCATAGACATAACCAACGCGGCGGCTTTCAACGCAATACTTGTAAGTTTCTCATTAGGAGTTATGTGTTCATATAATTTATTTACATTTATGTTCAATTCGGTCTCGTCAAATTCATCTAACCCAAAAATGCTTAATATATCTTGTTTGTACAATTTATGTTGAATTAGATATTTTTCCTGTTCACTTATCTCTGGTATAGACACATCATAATTATACATACAGTCATGTTTAACGTTATACATTTGAATATAGTATAATTTTTATATTTAAATATTATTTGCATCTGTTTATTTATAATGTTGGACTTATTGATATAATATAATTCACTTAAAGTATAATATATGGTAGTACTCGTAACCAAAATGATTAAGATTGACAATAAGTTCGCGAGCTTTTATATAGGTCAAACAGTGTATGGTATGTCCGGATATCCGTTGGGTGTATTGGAAGAAGTAAGGGTGAATTCCTCCACGGGTGACCAAGAGTTCTGGGTGCGCAACGATAACGGTCTTATTGAATTTTCCTATTTCTGCCTTGTGTAAAGACTTTCGACGTAGAGAGTTTATTGTTTACCCATTTTATTTACAAAATTTTTATCACGCGTTAATTCACGCGAAGGTACTCCTCCTCGAACCCAGCCCTCTTTGGCGATACCTTCTACACTGTTAACTGGATTGGTTACGCGGTCTTTAACACTCGGTAACAGTGGCGTTTGATGATACTTAATATAACTTTTTTCACTTAGGTTGTTAATGCTGCGTTTATTAATTTGAAGTTCACCTTGTTGAATTTGTGCTTCTACAATTGGATTTACTGAACCACGTCCTAAATAAGGGACAGTTGCGAAGGGGCGCTGAAATAAATCGATGCGGCATCGAGGGTGGGTTTGAATAGTACCAATTTGTAAATTAGACGATTCATTAATATTACACCCTCCCGCTCCCACATTATATCCTCCGTTATACATAATACCTGGTTGTGTAGTTGCTAACTCTATTGGCTTCTTCATAGAACAATCCGAAGCAAAAAAGTTTTCAAGCGTATAATTACATGTAGCTACATTTTGAATATCTTCTTGTGATTTGCAACAAGCATCTAAACCTATTCTGGACATATTGTCAAAAGTATAACTTGAAACATTCGCCATATTATATATATTATACATTATATTTAACATTTTTTTACAATGATAAATATAACCTAAAATATCTTTAATAAAAATATCATTAATAAAGTGTATATCTATAATTATCCTTCTCACGCTGTAAATTGTCCTCCATGGTACTTCCCTTAGCAGAAGGCATATTACCATATAAATATTTAGCATAAGCAGTTTGGTCGTTTGTCACTCTGGTGTTTGGGGTACTATTAAATACACGATTCGACTGGTCTAATTGGAAATTCTCCCATAAATCTCCATAAAGTTGTTTGTCTGTATTTTTAATTCCAGGATTCATCTGCTGAACTGCCTTTTTCACATTAGTGGTTATATTTTCATCGACGTCTACATTAAAAGCCGGTGGCGCCGATTTTCGATCGGGGTCATCTTCAATTTGTGTAAGTAAAACATTGCTAAATGGATTTTTCTTATTACCTTCTTTAAATTCAGTTTTTAATACAGAATCTAATGTTTCAGGGTTTGTAATATACTCAGACTTCGGCTTTGGACTGGCATCATTATTGGTAAATGTTTCCTTTGTCAATTTCCCTTTATTCATTTGAAATAACATAAAAATAACAAATATTGTAATACCACCTATAAATAGTAACCTATATGCCAATGTTATAATAAAACCTACAATAGTAACAATGATAATTAATCTAGTTATTGCGTTTAATTTCTGATTATAATTCATATTAGGTGTAGGCCACAACTCAAAAATATTCTCTTTTTTAAATAAAATACTAGGGTCATCATACCAAAATGGAATATTCATTATTATATATATACATTTTTTTAAAGTTCATTAAATAAGTTCATTAAATTTTTACATGATTGCTAAGTTTTACTCTTATTCTTCTTTTTTTTATTTGAATTACGTGGAGTTTTTTCGACTTTCTCTCCTGTACTAAATATTTTAACTAGTTCTTCATCAGAAATAACGGGTTTTTGCGAAGATTCTGGAGTTATAGGCTGCTGTTGTTGGTTTAATTTTGCCAGTCTATTCGCCTCTACGGTTGCTCTCATGCGCTCCTTGGTTTTCATCATTTTCATAGTTTTATTTAGTTGCGACTCCATAGCATTCACATCTACTTTTCCTCCCATTCCTCCCATTCCACCCATTCCACCCATTCCACCCATTCCACCCATTCCACCAAGACCCATTTTGCTTAACAATGTCTGAATATCGCCCATACCTTTCATGTTTTTCATTTTATTCATAATATCAGACGCTTCGGACATTAATTCACTTTCCTTAATATCACCCGACTTCAATTTAGAATCTAATTTATCCCCAACATTTTTAACAAGACCCATTAATTTAGCTGGATTCTTTATTAAATTATTTAAAACATCCTTCATATCGGTTGCGCCATCCATATCTAGGTTAATGCTTCCAGCAGTTTCCTCAGCGATTTCTCTCGCAAGTCGTCCTAATTTACCATCCAACATGCCTGTAATATGTTCATGCAGGTCAGCCGCCTTAGGCATATCTTCGGCATTTAAATTATTACCTAAACCTTCAGTGGTCGAATCATCGTCCCCTTTATCAAACAAATCTTGCATTTTGCCTATAGTTTCTTCCAATTTGGTTTTAAAATCGTCATGATTAATTGATTCAAATAATTTAGCAGTATCGCCAAACGCATCTTTATTATCAAGCGTTCCAACAATAGAAAACGTAATCAACTGTAAATATTTCCAAATAGTATCACGCGTTTTTTGAGAAATATCAAATTGCCACAAATCTTTGAAGTAAATATGCGGCAAAAATTCCGTATCTATTTCGGAATCTTCCTTAAATAAATCCTCATTTTGATACAACATGTCCAAAAATCGCGGCGGATATTTTTTCTTGCAAAACGCAAACAACAATTTTGTACTAGCAGCTTCACCTTGTTGAATTTTGAGTAACCTATCTTCATTATTTTCAACGTTTGCGAAAGATTCCGGGGTTTTCCACCATTTATTTATTAATGCTTCGTATTCTGGAAAGGTAGTGCGAATATCATTCACAAAGTCTTTAATCACCTTGTTAAATTCTTCTGGAATAGCAGTCGTCGGTTCAGCCATTGTATTATATGTTTGATATAAATTTATTTATTTAAATCAAACTTGCTCCAATGTATTTAATATTTTAGGTGCTTTCATATAAAGTTGCTAATTTTGTCAAATTTTGAATATATTTCATAACCTTTGCCTGATCCTCCACAGACATTTGTTTTACCGGATTACGCAAACGGTCAATACTTTCTGTAATCTTATCAGAAGACGCGGAGTTTTCGATATCCTTGGAATAATCTTTATTAATAAAAAAATCAATATCCCCCGCTTCAATCTCCTTTTTATATTCACCTACTATAAATTTATTCCATATTTTTACAATCATTTTCGGATTTGTTTTTCTAATTGTCAATAAAGCGTTTTTAGCAGTTAAAATATCTACATCTTCTGGAAATACTCTTTGAATATCAGATAAGAATTCAACAAAATGGTCATTAAACGCCGTCAATAAATTGTTCATGATAATATTTGTATTATTTTCTTTTTAATTCCTTTTACTAACAAAATTACTTAAAATCTTTACGATAAGAAGAATCTTGTCGATAGGATTAGATAGGAGGAGGTCTATTTCCCGTAATACGGCTAAGTTCTGCCGCGCGCTGCTCCTGCAATTTTTCAACAGTCATCCCTTCTGGCATTTTACTCGTTTTGTAATTTTGTTCATCAGTCGGCGTATTCATATTAACATTATCCGCATATGATAAATCTACATAATTATGCATCTGTCTAGTTCCTCCATTACCCTTGGCGCTAAGCGCTTCATGGTCTTGGTCCAAAAAACTATAATTATCTGATACAATATCACCCATTCCACCCGACCCAAATGAAAACGCCATAGGCTCCATATTATTTACAGTAGCTTGCCGCATCTCTTTCTGTTGAATAGGTTTAAAATGTTTTAATATGTCTTCTCCATACAAGACAGCATAACCTTGATTTAAAAGTAGCAAAGCCGGCACCCGATTTACATTTTCCGGCATTATAATCTTTTGACCGTTTTCCAAAATTATATACATCTTATTGTTGGCATCCTTCTCTCGCTTATCTATACAAATAAAATGTATTTCCTTTTGCGCGCCACCTTTTGATATGGTTTGCAATAGTTTTTTCGAGTGTTCGCAAAAATTGCTATAATATAATATCGAACTCATTAATTATAATTAGTGTACTAAAAGTAATATTTAACTTATTTTAAAAAAAAATGATTTAATTATATTATTTAAATATAATGTATATAACAAATATTATGAATCCCCATATTCAATTTAATTCTGATAATAATGATACACTTGCTTTTACACTAAGCGGTGTAAATGTAAGTTTTGCCAATGGCATTCGTAGAACAATTTTATCTGACATTCCACAAATAGTTTTTAGAACAACTCCTTATGAAGAAAACAAATCCAACTTTATAATCAATACCACCAGATTAAATAATGAAGTATTAAAACAACGACTTAGTTGCATCCCGATTCATATCAAAGACGTCGAAAATTTCCCGCATAAAAATTATATAGTAGAAGTAAATGTGGAAAATCTCACAGATTCTCCTTTATATGTCACTACGCGTGATTTTAAAATTAAAGACTTGGTTTCGGACAAGTTTTTGAGCGACACTCAACAAAAAGATATATTTCCGCCAAACGATTACACCGGACATTATATCGACTTTGTCAAGTTGAGACCACGTGTCACGCAAGAATTAACGGGCGATAAACTGCATTTTACGTGTAAATTTTCCACCGGAACAGCCAAAGAAGATGGCATGTTTAACGCCGTATCAGCTTGTTCGTATGGTTTTACAGTGGACGATGTCGCCAGAGATTCTATTTTAGAAAAGAAAAAGCAAGAATGGAAAAATGAAGGCAAGTCTCTTGACGATATTAGCATGGAATCCGAAAACTGGAAACTATTGGAAGGTATGCGCATAGTTAAAAAAGATAGTTTTGATTTTATTATACAGTCTATTGGTGTTTATACTAACCATGAAATTATGAACACCGCATGTGAAATTATTCTTAGTAAATTAGATGAATTGAATAACCTTATTGAAAAGGATGACTTGGAAATAGAAAAATCCGTTAACACCATGTCAAATTGTTATGACATTACTCTTGAAAATGAAGACTACACAATAGGCAAAGTAATTGAATATTTGTTATATATAAAATTCTATGAAACCAAAATATTAACTTTCTGTGGGTTCCAAAAGCAACATCCGCATGATAGTCATAGCACGATTCGGGTTGCTTATGCGGAAGCCATTGAAAAATCCGTAATCAAGGGGCATTTAAAAGAATGTATCGAAGCGGGGAAACAGGTTTTCATGAAAACACGAAAAGATGCGTTGAAATTAGTGAAAGATTAACATAATCATGAATTATTTTATATACATTTTAAAAGTTTTATTTTTTTATTCACTTGTCTGCAATAATAAAATCGACACTTCTTTTTCTCATATGAAAATTCAAACAATACATTAAAAGCGTAGTTTGTAAATTATTTACATAATCAATTACGACGCGATTGGTAACAACTAACTTATTCTCTCTAAGCGAATTAATGTATAATTTATGAAGCTCAAACATATGCGTTCTATATTGGTCAGAATATTGCTTCAAGGGTTGTTCTTTTTTAATATAACATGCTATGTAATTCATAAACAGCGTATTGGTAAACAAATGAAGCTGTTCTCTATATTTTGAAAAGTTGTGTTTGTTTTCAGGATAATATGTCAAAAAATCCTTTACCTTATTCTGCTTTCTTAAAGTCAAATATTGATATTGAAGCTTGGGTTGATTACCTCTTAGTGCGCGCACTTGCTCATAAACGGGATTTCTTATTTTACTTCTTTCACCCGTTTGGGTATTATACAATACAAACCCTAGAACATCATAGGATGTATTCATTGACGCGTATCGGTTAATTAGTTCTGTATAACTATCCAAATTATACGTCTGCGGAAATTTTATATCAGCATTCATCCAATTCAACTTGCGCATTTCATCCATGTTATAACTATATACCCTAATATTATTCAGCTCAGTGTTGTCAATGTGATAAACGGCTGCCAAATATATGCGCGCTTTATTGAAAGGCGCTACAATTCTATTTTCTGGATGTTGCAAAACAAAACTAAAACAATACGCAGGATTCAGATTATGCAAATATAAATTATTTTCTTGGGCGGCTTCCAAAAACATGGTTCTAAATGTCTTGGAAGTTGGACTTTTGTAAAATCCAGACGTAGCGCCCACGGTATTTCTTGTCGCAATCTCCCAACCACCGGTTAAACCTATATTTTCATCCCAAAAAACGTTAATCATTGTACCTTCCACGAATTCTTGCGCAACAATAGCCTCCGTTTTATTCGGGTATTTTTTAATAAATTCGTCAGTGGGAATTGATTTGGGTGGTGAAAAACACACTATTTTATTATTTTCATTTACAATAATAGACCGACATAACCCATAGGTTGATATTAAATCGGCGTTTAATATATTTTTATCATACCGAATTACTTTGTACATTTTGGACGCACATTCCGTTTTGGTTAATTTTAGTATATTTGAATTGCTATTATTATCATTATCCGCGGTAATAACCTCATGAAAGTTCGGGATGGTTGACAGTTTTATTTCACAATATGCTAATGGATTTGACATGTATATATAAATAATTCAAAAGTCTTTAAACTATATATATTTATTATTGAATTCAATAAAAGTATAAAAATTTCTATTATAAATATAGAAACGAATGTCTATAAAAGAAAATAAAGAAAATAACGAAAATATGATAGAATTACAATTAGGTGATGTTATACATGTTTCCGACGCAACTAATGAAAAACTTGATGACCAAACCTTTATTATTGACTATATCGATTCAAGTAAAATGTTTCTAATAAACACCGACACATTAGATAACATTAAACTTAAAATTTTGGAGGATGGCACTATCGGAAATGGCACCATCACTAAGATTGCCATATTGAGTAGAAGTGACGAAAAGGGATACGCTCTGCAAAATAATCTCACACCAAGTAAATGGATAAACATTCATTTTGGTGGCGAATACCCTGCAATTATTACAGGGGAAATTACTAATTTAGAAAATGATATGATAGAAGTTAAAACGGTAGATGGTGATGTTTTATATATAAATTTTGATTATAAAGGCATTCCTGAAGATTTACCCATTACTTTAATCGAAATCCGGGAAAAACCACAGGAATCTATGGAATTGGAAGAAGGTGAAATTCCAGAAGAGGTAGAAGTAGAAGCGGAAGCACAAGTAGAAGCGCAAGCGCAAGCACAAGTAGAAGAAGAATTAGAAGAAGGTGAGCTTCTTGAAAGCGAAGCAGCTAAAAATGTACAAATGATGAACACCCGCAATCTAGATATTAATGCACCTGTTAAAAATATAAAAGACCAGTTGAGAGAATTTGTATTACGCGCGGACCAAATAAAATTCGGCGATGAAGAGTTGGGACCTATTGTCCAATATGTGGATGTATCGTCTAAATCGCAGAGATATAGCATTGAAACACAGGTAACTGATTTGTTAGACGATTTATTAAGTAACATTCCGGATGCTGAACGAAGTGCTCGCGTATTAAACAGCATTCATACTACTATTGAGAGATTCAAACAATTACGTGAACAATTTTCATCGTTTGATAAAAATGGAAATATTGAAAGGTCGCTTGTGTATGAGGCTAATTACAAACCTATATGGAATTATTTTAACGATTTTAATATTAATTTATATTGGTTATTACCCGTAGTTAAAAATATTAAAAAACTTTATGCCGACACCGGTGCCGAGAGACCCTACTATCAAGACCAGAGTGTCATCGATACCGAGCTCACCGAAAATCTCGAAAAAATGAGCAACATTATTCAGGATTATAGGTCAAATTCCTACCCAACTGAACAGAACAAATACGCACATTTAAATGCCGAATTAAACCCTTACTTTACACCGTTTGAGTTAATCAATAATGAAAACGAATCAGATATTATAATTAATAAAACGGTAGATTCCAATATTACCACCATTGTTGATAATTTAGACGATATGTATTCAACTATATTTAACAACGGTAATATTCGAAATAGACGATTCGTAATTCAAAAATATAATTTAGGACCCACTAAATTGGATACAATAGAACAAACGGGCAGCCGTTTAATAACCACACGCGTAAAAATGGCAAATTCAGATACCATGTCTATAAAATCATTTTTAACCCTACCTGAACCAACTATACGTTATTCGCGTATAAATTTACCAAATACTTCATTGTTAGACAAAGCGAATCTAAATAGAGTATCATTAAACTACTGGCAGCTCTTAAACAAAAAAACACCTATATATAACGTGTTTGTTGATAAAATTGATGAAAGTATCGAGTTTGATGAGGACAATTTTGTAAACAATATAAAAAATTACATATTAAACTTGTCCGAAAACGATAAACGTGGTCTATCTGATAACCAAATATATTACGATTTTATTAAAACGATTATGCCAAAAACAAAAGTTATTTTTGATTTAATGAAAAAATATATAATTGGTAAACTATCTATTATAGATGTGGTCGGTTATCTGGAACCATTTTTAATATATCCGGATAATCTTACATATATGCAATATAAGGACATTATTCAATTTATTGACACTGAAATTTCAAAGTATAATAAGGACTTTATCGAAAAATCAAAGGAGATGCGCGGCTTAAATGATGTTAAATTTAGAAAGGCGACCGATAAAACCATGTTTTCTAGTGCGTATTCCATAATAAATATCATACTGGATACAAATAACATTCAAAGCGATGTATTCTCCGGGTATGAAATCAACTTGGAGGATATTAAAAAATATAAATTATATACAAATTCTGAATTATTACGCAAAATAACAATTAAAGATGCTAATAAACTATATACTTCGGCTATTTCTTTACAAAATATACCATTAATGTTCCCAAGTGATTTCACATCTTTATTAGATAATGAAAAAAATAACTTACATACAAAAATAAATGAAGCAGCTGATGCGGATGATTGCAAGTCTATAATTGTCGCAAAGCAATATAAAACGTACGAAGAATTACAGCAAGACAACAACAAAACTATTTATTTTGATAAAAAATATGACACAACCAACTATGGACTACTTGATAAATATGAGGATATGATTATAAAATTAAGCCCAGAAAACTTTATGAATCATTTAATACAAGATTTGACTAAATCTCTTAAAATAAACACAGATGATGCCGAGCTTTTGTCAGACACACTCATCAATGGCTTTAAAAAGGTGCAAAATGGAAATTATGCAATTTTATACAAGGAATATACCGAATCTACTACTGATAAAACTGAATATTATGTCAGAAAAGATAACAAGTGGATTCTTGATAAAACCCCCTTGTTAAAAAACGCAGGCACTGACGATGCTGGAGTTTTATGCAATTTACAAAATAAATGTGTTAGTGTGCCTGCAAAATACGAAGACAAGTGTGAGAGCATCCCCTTAGATAAATTAACTATGCAAAATAAATTGTTGAAGGACGTGATTGCAGAATTTGATGATAAATACAATTTGTCAAAACAAGACATGTTGGCGGTAATTAAGAGCCGATATGAATATAATTTATCATTAATCGACGTATTAACACGAATTGACAATATACAATTTTTAAAGTATAATAGACAAAAATATAAACTTGGTTCAACAGATGACTCTAAAACAAATCGTATCGTTTCTCCCAACGCAAAATTATTAAATCTCATATTAAGCCAAAGCGATTTTGTTAAGAAGCAAATGGATACTATTCGGTTTGTAAATACTTATACGAGACCTGCGATTACCGAAAACTTTGGACCGTTGGGACAAAAAGAAAGCGGATATTGGTTATATTGTTTAAAAACTAACACTCCGTTGTTACCCATATTTAAGTTTACTATGGCAACGGCATATATTACCGACACACAAAATTATAATAATTTCGTCGATTTACTCATCAGTGACGTAGGTAAATTAAGCGACGATGGACATTTGTGGATAGATGAACATAGTGGATGGACAATTCGCCCTATCGACGATGAATATGACGAAGGATATGATGGGGGGTTTAAGATTTCTTCGCGAGCAGTCTTAGAAAATGACGCGGGGAATAAAATAACATCATCTACTACCGTCGCGGTTCAATATAGCACACCAGAATCACGAACTGTTTCAAATATAGTAAATGCGTTATCTATTGCTATGGGTATTAATATTGAAGTTCAAAAAGAGTTTATTATTAACATCGTATTGGCTTCTATACGAGACACATTAGAATCCGAGTCCGATTATAAAACAAAGGTGAAAGAAATGGCAGAGAAAAATTAAAAAATTATGTCGTATAAGGACTTCTACAATAACGCCGTCATGTATTATACAATGGGCGCCTTTTTAATTGCTGTACAAACCGCAATCCCATCTGTTAGAACACGCAAAACACACCCTGGTTGCATTCGTTCTTTTTCGGGATTCCCACTGGAAGGGTCTGGTGATAATACCGCATTAAATTATGTCGCGTGTGTTGCGTATGATATTCGTAGTTCAAGTGACCCATGGTATGTATTAAAGGGGAAAAAACAAGACGTTGTCATGAACAAAATAAAATTGTCTATTACCGGCGTTTTATTAAATATTGCCGAGGTTAAACGTAAAATAGACGATAAAATCGAATATTTATTAACAGGTGATAATGAAGAAATACCCGTAGAACACAACATTTTGGCATGGACCCACTTTTTGCCTCCACTAATACCATTTAAAGTAGATAAGCTCACGAATATATCCGGCGAGTTTAAATCTGCTTTGATGTCCGATTTAAAATCGGGGGCGAATTCGCAGCGTGACAAAATCTTGGTGGTTTTATCAAAAATAACACTGTTTTCATTGGCTATACAAGAAAGGATTCAAGAAGTCGTTAAAAAACAAGATTTGCTCTTAAATAAGGGTTCTAATGAGCCTTACTTGGAAAATTCGTGCTGCTCTTCAAATGATAAAGAGTCCACTATACAATATTTTATGAATAAAAACAAAGATATTCAAGAATATAACCAGGTTGTCCAAAATTTGACGAATATATTATCAGATATAACTGCGATAACAAAAAGCGCCATGTTTTATAGTAACATTAACACTAAAAATGTTTATCCATCTATAAGCAACACATTTTCTGAAAAAACAATCTATTTGACCTTTATTTATTTCTGCAAATTTAAATCATTAATGCCCATTCCAGAAAACCTGTTACCTTTATGTGCGAATAAGCCAGATATGCTGTTGATTAATGAAACCGATACTATCGACGAAATTATACGCAAATTAAAACTTGATGGACGCGACTACAATTATGAGACATTTTTAAGATTGTTGCAATTGATTAGTAGAGAGAACATTATAAATATAAATATTCAGGAAAATGTTATTTCACCTATTATTAAATTAAGCGCCGCATTACAAACATTTGATACGGAAAATGATGAAATTATAGATTCATCCTTGAGAAACCTTATGTTAGGTGTGTTAGATACATATGATATTGCGACTGACGAGGTTACCAAAGAAACCAAAGATTTGAACAATTATTTAATTAAACAAACCGCGTTAATGAAGACTGATATTGTTGACTTTATTCGTAAAAATAAAGGAGTATCTATTACTGCAAGCCTTTTAACCAAGACCGCTAGAACCATTAATCAATTGTCTACGTGGTCCACTCAAGAACAGCATTATACTATTATCAATTTTTATAAAACATTTATTCACGATTTTGTTTCGTTGTTTCCAAATATCGTGTTAAATAAAGTACAGTATAAAAATACAGTTATACCGAGTTATGTAGGCGTGTCGCAGCACCATTCGCGCAAAATTCAACTCATAATTAGTGATTATTATAAAAATTTACAACGCTTTTATGGAACCCCTGAAATTATAAAGGTATTACATACAATTCAATCATTATGTGCGAATATTGTCAAATTAGCAGATGTAACGTCGGCGTTTACAACCATACACTATAAAGATAAAACCATACATCCTATATTTGACGAGAGAACTTCGCTCTTTTTGTTTGAATATTTATTATTAAAGGTTCTCATTACATATATCGATCTTACCGATGATGATAACATGATAGTCAGAGAAATCGCGCATAGAACTACGGGGAATGAATTATTTACCGAAGAATTCTTGGAGGATAATGAAACCAAAGTAGATTTCATGAATACTGACACCATTGTTGAAACGCAATTATTATCTGGTAATAAAAAGAGCCTAAGGCAGCAAGTTGCTCATTTATTATCCATATTTATTGAACTTATGGATTCCCAGAAGGATATAATTGATGTTTCCTATAGTGATATTATGGACAAGGTATTAAAATTGAGAGAACGGGAAAAAGACATTATAACAGACCGTTTACAATTGTTGTCTGATGAAGAACGTGATGCGGATACTATTTTAAAGATTAACAAATTAGGTGTATGGAGCAAAGGGTTGCAAAAAGGTCTCACACAATATGTAAAAGAAACGTATGACGAAGAAAGAGAATTAAGAGATGATATGGATAAATTAGAACGAAAATTACGTGCAACTAATAAGAACGTCACCGATGATAATATAGATGAATATGTGACAGATTATATGGAACAACAAGAAGTTGATAATGAAATAGAGAGAGAAGAGAATAATATGAATAATTTTACTGACGACTATAATGACGGTAATTTTGATGGGGATGAGGTAGAAAATTATGAAGATTATGATTCATGAACATTAAGCATTTTAGTTTATAATTAATAATTTGTAATGAGTAATTTGTAATGTATAATTCATACTATTTTGTAAATATTATGAATATTTAAGAATGTATATATATATATATATATATGTATAAACAATTTATAAGAAAAAATGTACCACTTGTTTCTATCATTTTATTTATAATCCTTTTTGGCGTCATTCAAATGCTTAAACCGTCTTTTTTATATAACCCTGATGGTAGTTTACGGGAATTTGGTGTTGGATATAAGAATAAAACAATATTACCTGTTTGGTTATTATCTCTTGTATTAGGCATTTTATCTTATGTAGTAGTTCTATTTTATATTACAAAAATACGCTTGTAGATAAGATGTATTAAATCGGCTGATTATGGACAGAGATGGAACGCACAGGCGAATAGTTCAAGTTGGCAATCAGTGTCGGTTTCGGCGTCGTTGGCACGTCAACCACAAAATTAGCGATAACTATATCAGGATTAACGTATTATTTACCGATATATATAGCTGATAAGTCACATATTTATTTAGGCTTTTTACTTATTTTTGATTTTTTGGTTTGATTAGAAACTGGTATTGTATTTACTCGTGTAGCAAAAAGGTCTTCTATTAGTCGTTGTTCCGCTTCTTCCATAGCTTTCATTTCCTTTAATCGATGTTCATCAATAGCTAGTGGCACGCAAACCTTATCGTCATCACACATGTTTATATTATCCGCCATTTTGTTTTAATATAATATAATATTTATTTTCGTATTTTGCGCGAACTTAAATATTCAAAGGTGTATATAATACAGATGGACATATTAAAACCATCACTCACTGAACCAGGAATTAAATATTTTTTACACCAAACCTTGAAACAATGTCATATAACTAAAAATACGTTTCATACTGCGGTTGTTAATGTTGGATTGTTATTAGGATTTATCATTCTTTTAGCAGCAATCTTGTTTTTTAAATATAAAGGAAAAATGACCCCTGCCGAAAAATACAAAAAAGATTACGAAAAACAGCAATACATATTATCCAAAATAACAAAACTACAACACGCGAAACGAGTAGAGCGTCAAGAGTTAATTACTGGGCTACCCAATTGGGAAAATGAATACGATACATTCAATAAAAACCCTTATTCATAAGTTTTTATTTACATTTAACAAAATATGTAAATAAATATATCGTAAATAAATATGTAAATATAGTGTAAATATAAATTACATGTCAGAAGAGAAAGACCAAATTAATGAAGCAATAAATAACGCAATAAATGAATATTATAAACTGAAAATGAAGTATGAAGCCGACCTATCCAAAAATAAAAAGAAAATCATCAACAATACTAAATTAAGCTTAAAAGAAAAACGCCGAGAATTCGCGCAACTTAAACCCAAATGTATTAATTGTAAACGACCTGGCGGCACCATTTTTTCAACAACCTTTGATAAAACCACCGATTCGAGAGAATTAAAAGCGATTTGCGGAATACGGGCACAACCATGTAATCTAAACATAACTATATTAGTCGGTAATTTTGAATTATTTCCCGTTACGTTAGACGACCTATCTTCCCAAATAAAGGATGAAAAAACGAAAATCATAAATAATAAAAACCGGAATATTTTTGGATATATTACAGCAGATCAAACAGTGCCATTGTTTGAACAGTTAAAAGAACAAGTGTCTGAAACCACAACCTTGTATATGTCTTATCTCGAAGAATATTTAGACATTGTTGACAATAAGCAAAAAAACAATGACCTAAAACGCGACCAAGAGTTTTTTTATAGTTTTCTAGCAGAGATTCACAATGCGATTAGCCTATTTCATTCATCTGATAACACTCAGTACATGCGTGATGCGGTTGATATATATGTAAACAAACTACTGCCTTTATTGGAAAAAATTATGAAGCTTAAATACAACGAAAACAAAGTATGGTATAATGAGAACGACAATACGCATCATTTGATTCAAAATAAATACACGTTTAAAGATATTGAGTTTAATGTAGGACAAGAAAAAGTAGTCAGTTTTGTTACAAAATGATAAATATTTTAGCGTATTTCACAGTAAATGCTTTATTATTTATTATTTATTATTTATTATTTAATGAATAATAAATATATACATAGTTTTATATATTTAAATGTTACTTGATTACATTTCAATTCCTATTTTCTTAGTTAGTTTTATTTTGGGTTTAATTTTTATATATATATTAGGACCACAAACAAAAACAATTTTTGTATATCCGTCACCAGAAAATGTAAATAAGATTTTGTTTAAGGATAATGCAAACAATTGTTTTTATTTCGATGAACAAGAGGTTAATTGCCCCAAAGATTTATCTACTATATCTACGATACCAATACAAAGCTAGACAGCTATGTTTTAATATAACTGGTATTTTTCTTGTGTTATAGTATTATATGAGCATTCATTTAGACAAATTTTTAAAAACGCAATCTGGTAAATATATAATGTCGCTGTTATTGGGAATCGGGTTAGCTTCCTTTTTTAGATTCATATGTAAAGATAAGAATTGTATTGTATTTGCAGGACCACCCATGGACGATATTAAGGATAAAATATACAAAAACCAGGATAAGTGTTATAAATTAGTGCCCACGGCAACAAAATGTGCTAAAAATAAAAAAATAGTCAGTTTTGCTGATTCGTCTGCACCGGTTTAAGCCACGGCACCGGTTTTTAAGTTAACTAAAGTAAATTGCGTAATTATTATAATCAATCATTCTTTACAGTAATTATGAGCGGCACAACAAATATTTTAGAATTACCCACGGAAAATGTAAAAACGTCTTTTACAGAACCAAACGTAAACTCTGGACAAGGCGTCTCTTTAGATGAAAATACCATTAGTCAAATTGTAAGTGGATTACAACGTGCAAGTGTTAATGGTGCGACGCTCTTACCATCTAGGGATATTCCGGTTCTGCCTACTAATATAAGTAATGATGCGCAAGTTCAGCCCAATTATGTACCACCAGCGCCGCCCGCACAACATGATTATATTAAAAATCAAGAAGAAAACGACGATATTAGCAATAATTATAATAAACGCATGGAGACAAATAATTCACTCGATGATATGTATAACGAATTACAAACGCCTTTATTGCTTATGGTGCTATATTTTTTATTTCAACTGCGGTTTTATCGCAAATTTTTGTTTAGCTATTTTCCCGTTTTATTTTCAAAAGATGGAAATATAAATATTAATGGATTATTTTTTAATAGTATTTTATTTGGAGCAGCGTATTATGCGTTAAATAAAGGTACTGAACTATTCAGTCGGTTTTAGTGAGCGATTATTATATTATATTTTTTATTAAAGTACAAAATATAACAATTTAAACGTTATGTGCGCATATCATGTATTATTATGGCTGATATTATTAGACTAGCATATGACAACACACTTAACATGATCATGTATGATATAATAAAAACAACAAACCCTGCTATAAATGTGATGTTGTCTACAATTATGATTGCGATTATCGGGTTTATAAGCAATTATTTAAATGGGATTACCCTAAGTTATATTATTGAGTATTTTAACAATTATGAGTTTATATATTATATTGGGTTTAAACGCCCAAATACTATAACACTAGAAGGGAAATTTTCAACTAACGGCAGTGGCATTTTAAGAGTAACCTCGCACTGCACTGATAGGTTTAAGGCAATATCAAACTATATTGTTAATAACATTGACAGTAACAAAACCATCCACAAAATCAAAGAATATAGTTCAAATTTTGTGGATTATGAGTTAAAAACTGAATGCATATTGATGGTTTCGCAGAAACGGTATTTTTGTATTGGAGAAAACATTTACGCACGTAGCATTACAGAAAATAATGACTCTGAAAACTATGATAAAACCATTAATAGGTGTGAAAAAATTACAATTGAGATATATTCATACATTTACCCTATTTCATTTTTAAGGTCATATGTGGACACTATAACAGACAAATACCTACAAGATATAAGAACATGTAGAAGTCATAAACGATTCATATACAATTTAATCAAGACAACTATTAAAGAGGACCAATCGCGATTTGATTGTTGGGATGAATACGAATTTGAAAGCACCAGAACCTTTACATCTTTATTTTTTGATGGAAAAGAAGAATTGTTGGACAGAATTCAGTTCTTTTTGAATAATAAGGACTGGTATTGTAAAATAGGAATCCCATATTCCCTAGGTATAGGACTACATGGACCACCCGGAACTGGAAAAACCTCCCTAATAAAATCAATCTCAAATTATACAAACCGAGATATTGTTATTATGTCATTAAAACTAATCAAGACTAAAGCCCAACTCGAACAATTTTTCTTTGAAAACACATATAATCGCGATAATAAACCTGGAAGCAAATCATTTGATAAAAAAATTATTGTGTTTGAAGATATTGATTGTATAGGAGATATTGTATTAAATAGAGACCGAGACACTGTAAAACCGTCCAAATTTAATCAGACGCAAGTTGTTAACAACATCCTCCATAAACCCACAGATAAAGCAGAAGCAAAAATGGAAGATGTATTGAAAACGATGGATGTCGATACAGCATCTATGTATTCAAAAATGATAGCGAATGAATTATTAGTAGATGAAAAAATTACATTGGATGACATATTGAATATGTGGGATGGGATAAGAGAAACCCCTGGCAGAATACTCATCATGACTAGTAATCATTATCACGACTTGGACCCGGCGCTAATTAGACCAGGGAGAATTGACATATCGCATGAAATGAAAAATGCGAGTCATCAAACAATTCGTAATCTATATGAGCATTTATTTAATCATACAATAGATGAGCCAACGCTCTTGTTGATTAATGAATATTTTTACTCACCGGCTGAATTGATTAATATTTACATTTATCATAATGACGTTGACCGTTTTACAGAAAGATTATTAATGAACAAAAAAGTGTAACGTATCATTTTTACACCTTTTTCATTTACACCTTTTAACATTTCAAACGCCGATTATTTATAGACAATTTTATAAATAATTATTTGTATATTTTCTTTACTTTTCTTGTTATATTCCTTGGAACATATTTTTCAGGTCGTTCATAAGCACCCTTAAATATATTTTCATACTTTTCTTTTGGTATTTCACTTATTACTTTTTGGATATTTCCTTTTAGGTTCTCATATTTTAACCCTTCTAATTTTTGTAATCGTGATTTTAGCATACTAAAATAATTTTCTATGGAATTAGTAAAATGTTGATATGGAACAGCATATAAAATATTATTATGTTTATTTACCAATGCTTTTATTCTTTCGTTTCTGTGTGCGGAAGCATTATCTAAAATAATTAATTTATTCCTTAATTTACTCGTTATGTTATGTTCTAAAAATTCAATTAACCTATCTGTGTTTATTCCACCTTTTTCATATAAATCCCAATGTATCACACCATTTACTGAAATAGCAAATATTCCTGTATATTTTTTGAATACTTCTTGTGATTGTGTTTTTATTACACATCTCTTACCTTTATTACTATAACAATGGTGTCGTTTTTGTAAAGATTTTATACTGGTTTCGTCAATACAAATAATATCTTCTATTTTGTATTTTTTCACTTCTACATAAAAATCTTTTATTTTTGAGTTTATATCAATATCTTTTCCAAATCGTTTGGTTGGTTCGTGTCTAATTCTTGTAAGTTTCAAAGTAATATTATTATCACGAACAACTCTAAAAAGTTGCATAGTGCTTATATCAGCAGTTTTATATTTATCCTTTAGTTTTTGGTGTAATTCTTGTAATGTGATTGTTTTATTTTTATTTATTTCATCTACTAAAAATTTAACATATTCTTTTTTAACTTTATAAGCAACTGGTTTTCTATAATGAA